TTATGGGATGCAATAAAAGAGATGCGCCGCTTATCCGCCGAGGGGATTCCGTTCGGCTTTACGTTCATGTCCTACGACGCTACGGCTCGCGCAAGCAAAGGAGTGATCGAAGTTCGGCATGCCCGTCTGCTGAAACGTGAAAAACAGGAGAACCATCGAGATGCCGAATTCGTCGAGGCATATCTTGACCTAGACACCTGCCAAGCTCGGCGCTTTTATCAGCCATTGCTGATGAGTTTTAACGGTCAAAAAGTAATTTTGCAATGAATAAAACAGGAAAAGCCACCCAGATTTCGGATTTTTCATATGCCCTGCCGGTCGATGAGTGTGTCTATACGATCTCAACGGCTCAAGCGAACAACCTCGACACTCTGCTATGGCAAGCAGAACGGGAGAATTGGGAATATATGCCGCAGTATGTCGGTGGACAAAAGATCGTACCCTACGGAAACAACAACCGCCTGCCAGTGCAAATCCGTGACCTTATGGACGAAAACAATCTCGCCCCCGGTATTCTTGCACGTCAGAAGGGATTGCTGTACGGCGAAGGCCCCTTTCTGCGCAGCCTGCGTTTCGAGAATGGCGAGATAACGAAGGAGTTCAAGGATGATAGGGAGATAATGGCATGGTTGAAAGATTGGGACTACCTGAAGTACATCGACGCGGCGATGACCGACTACTTGTATCTCAAAGGATTTTTTGACATCAAGCTGCTCGAACGCCGCGGACGGATCTCCGGCCAAAGGCCGCGAATCGCAGCTCTGGAGTTTGTGTCTGCGAAAAATGCCCGCCTCGAATGGGCCGACACCCGTCGTCTTGAGGACGTAAGGCACATTTTCGTCGGGAACTTCGAGAACGATTGCATCGACACCGGCATCCAAACCTACCCGGTATTCGACAGCAGCAACCCGGCCAGATACCCCGCTTCGGCAGCTTACAACTCGTCTTACTCGTTCGCACGAGATTTCTATTCGATTCCGGAATATTGGGGCACTCTGCGCTGGATTATGCGCGGTTCCGAAGTTCCAGCCATATTCAAATACGTTACCGACAACGGGTTCAACGCCGCGTATCATGTTCATTCTCCAGACGGATATTGGGAGAAGAAGCGCACGTACATCCGCAAGAACAATCCGGCATGGAGTGATAAACAGGTAGAAGAGGAGATAGGCAAACTCACGGCAACCATGCTTACCAAGCTGACCGAAGTGTTATCCGGGGCCAAGAATGCCGGAAAATTCTTCCACACAGTGGATGTTTTCGACCCGCTCTCGCAACAAACCAACATCTGGAAGGTAGAGGCGATAGACCAGAAAATTAAAGACTTCATCGAATCGCAACTCAAAGTCATGGAGGCGGCCAGCTCGGCAATCACATCCGGCCTCGGTCTGCATGCATCTCTGTCGAACATCATGGTTGCCGGGAAGCTCGCATCCGGTTCCGAAATGCTTTACGCCTACAAACTCTTCATGATGTCGAACACCGCCAAACCCACATACGACATTTTGGAACCCATCAACCAAGCCATCCGCTTTAATTTCCCCGACACTGATTTACAACTCGACTTCTATCACAGCAAACCTTTGACCGAAAGCGAGACATCCCCCAATGACCGCATAAAAAACTGACGCCATGATTTTCAATAAAACGAAAAAAGGCTCCGCAGAGCTATACAATCTCACCGGCACATGGTACAAGGCGAATGACTTCACCGGGATCAGCGAGGATATCGTGCTGGCCCAAAACGAAGTTGTCAAACTGATCGGGAAAGCTACATTCGACCGGGCACACTCCCGGTATATGACGGACGAATATGATCCGGAAGTGTCATCCGATGATCCGGAAGACATGCTCGTACGGCGGGTTCAGTTGCCGGTGGCGTATAAAGCCATGCATCACTTCTACCAGCGAAACCTCGTGAGCCATGAGGACAGCGGCAGAAAGGTAAAAATCAGCGAAAACGAAAAACTGCCGTGGGCATGGCAGATCGAGAAGGACGATGCGGTTCTGCGCGATACATTCTTCCGAACGCTCGACGAATTGTATCTCTTCCTTGAGCAAACGGACATCAAAGAGTGGAAGGACTCGCCGCTGCGCACCCAGCAACAACAGTCGATTCTCCGTACCCTCGACCAATTCGAAAGCATCTACCCGCTCGACGGCTCGTTCTACACCTTCTATACACTTATACCCTTCATCCTCGAAGTGCAGCAGCGCTTTGTGAGGCCGATTGCCGGAGATCGTTATATGTCGCTCCTGTCAGACATAGATTCAGACATGGCTCTTGCAGCGCGGCGTTTTGTAGCTTTGAAGGCGATGGTGATAGCCGTCCAGAGACTTTCGGTGTCCGTATTCCCGATTGGAATCTCGCAGCGGTTTACAGATTCATTTCAGGGTAAAGGAGCCGGAAAGACCCCCTCCACTGATGCGTTGAAATTCTACCTTTCAGCCCTCGATCATCAGGCGGCAACCGCCCTCGAAGAGTTTCACGAGGCTTTATCGGCTACTGCGGAAAAATACTCTCTTCTACCGGACAACGATCCCCGAAACAAATTCTTTTCTGTTCAATAATGAATACGATCGAAATACCCGCTATCGGCGTATGCAGGGAAATCCCCTCGAAATGGAGCGAGATGACACCGGAACAGGCCCGCGTTACGATGCGCCTGCTTTGGGATATGGAATCCGGCCACATCTCTCCGCTTGAGTTTCATGTGCGCGTCCTCTATCTTCTCCTCGGTATCAAACGGACATGGCGTTCGGTAATGTGGGAAAAACTCAATCGAGCCGCTGCCGAGCAGAAGAATGCCAACATTTTTTTGCTTTGCGAAAATCTCCTCGGCTGGCTGTTTACCGACACCGAGGACGGTCTGCTCCCGACATTCGACACCATACAGAATCCGCTGCCCGAAATCCATATCGGCAGCCATCGTTTGCGTGGGCCGGCCGACGCTCTGCAAGACCTGATTCTCGTGGAATTTCGGAATGCCCTGATCGCCCGCGACGAATTCTTGAACACCCGGCAACCCGCGGCCCTCGACCGGATGATCGCTTTCCTGTATCGACAGCCTTCGAAGCAAGCCAACCGGGCCGGCCGGTGTATCGTCCCCATCCGTCACGAGACCTTTGAGCGGGACGTATGCCATGCCCGCCGGATAGCTCCGTGGCAGAAACAGACGATTCTCATGTGGTTCTCCGCCTGCGTCAAATTTCTCCAGACCGGGACGATAGTTGTGGCTGGGGAACAGATCGACATGCGCACGATCTTCAGCAGCGAGGAAACTGCCCACGATACCGGCCCGAAGTTCACATTGACAGATGTAGCCTACGAACTGGCACGGGATCGGGCACTCGGCACGCTGAACGACATCGACGAAGAGGGCCTATATACTATATTCCAGATTCTACACCACAACGTAAAGCAAGCAAAACGCAATGCAAAAACTCATTAACCTACTACGATATCTGGTCAATATGCGTGTAACGGAGAACGAGGTAATCCCCGTTGTCGATGACACGCACGGAACCGAGCGGCTCAAGAGCGCAGACGGCCGTCAGGTCGTGGTTTCCTATCCATCACTACGGCAAACAGGAGAAACATCGAACTCCTATCAGGATCAACTCCCGGCCGCCATCTTCGTCCTCGAAAAGGCAATGGCCGGACAGCGTACCGATAAAGATGAACTCGAACAATATCTGTCGATGCTCGCTACGGTCGATATGATTTTGAAAACGTTACGGGCGGACACGCTGGGATATAACGCCTGTCCCCGTTTGGCCGGCATGACAATCAAGGTTGCAAATACGGTTCCGGTATACAAAGTATTCGGGAGCTGGGTCGGCTGGATGATCGAGATCGAATTCTGAACTCCGGCAAAATAATTGTAGGAATAAAAATATTCCTTTTTTATTCGAAAGAGAATGATTTTATTCCTATATTCGTAGCAGAAACAAAACGTCTGCACGATGCCTCGGGAATAAAAACACGCTCTCATGGGCATAGAAGAGAACAAAGAGGTGATTATCGAGCGGCGGAAGGAGATCGGGGCCGCGCGGCACGACCTCGGACATGAACTGACA